ATTTGTGTCATAGGGCTAATTTTCTAGCCAAAAGCCCAGATAATGTTAGGGGAGTAGACTTTTGTATAAGTTCAGTGAAACGTTTGAATCCTAATTCACTAGGGTCTTTATCGTCCATTTCTAATAAGTGGACCTCTTTACCCTCATTCATAAATCGTTCACAAAATTTGAGCGATGACTTAAGTGCATCACTATCTAGTGCTATATAAATTTTTTCAACTTTAGAAGAAACAATTTTCTTCATCAAGTTAGTTTGTATATTTTTTCCTAAAAGCGGGATAGCGTTTCGTTTAATGGCTATGGCATCAAATGGTCCCTCGCACAATACTAACGGGCTATTCCAGTTTATAAACATTTCAAACGGCACAATATCGCGAGATACTGATGGGTTTTTATATTTTCTGTATGGTTCCTTTTCAAAACTGCGTGCTGTAAAGTAGTTTAAATTACCGTTAGCATTATAGGAAGGAATAATAATCATGTTTCTATATTCCCCATCTTCACAATAACCCATATGATATTTAATCATATCTTCCCTGGTGACTCCTCGTTTCTGGAGATAAGTTAGGGCGTGACGAGCCATTAAGGTATTAGGTTTGTCGATAAATGGGGTATATTCTTTAGGTAATGCTAAATCATTTTTTACTAATATTTCTTCAACAAACGAACCCTGAGGGATTAATTTTTTAGCTTCCTCAATTTTATCGTAGGCTTCTATTTTTTTAAGAAGATTAGGAATAGTTTTACCTCTAGTATTACAAACCCAACAGTGCCAAGGATTATGTCCCTTTTTATTTTCTGTAAAGTTAACCTCCATTTTAGGTTTGTGGTGTTTACAGAAAGGACAGTGGTAAGCATAATTGCCTCTGGATGTTTGTTTCCCCTTACCAAGGACAGAGTCCATTAAGGATACTAGTAGGTGATTTACCATTAATATAATGATACAAAATAAAATTTAGGAATCAAAGTCTGATGTGAAAAATTTTCCTAATATATTGTCATTATAATACTTGTCTGGGTTTTCTAATACTTCCATCTGGAATAGGTATTTGGTCTCCAAGTATGTAAGGTGTTTTTTATTTAATCCTATTTCAAGAATTTGTCTTTTCAGATCTTCTTTCGTAACTTCTCCTTCAGTTATTTGATTTTTTAATTTAGTATTTGATCCTATATATTTTTTCCAATCACTTTCTTTTTGAACGATTTTATAGGATTTTTTTCTTCCCCTTCCTGTTTGTTCCGCTAATTCTGCTTTGGTTAGCTTTTTCTTTTGATTGTGGTATAATACTTTTTTACCCACATATTTTTTACCTTCGGGGGTAATTACTTGGTAGACAAACCCAAATGTATTAGGTGGAAATTGTGATATGTCTGTGATTTCTTTTCCATTATATAACCAATTCATCTATCTATATTTATTAATATTGTTGTATCTGTAGTTTGGGAGGTTTTTAGAGGTTGAGCTAATTTAGCTACTGCTAATAAATTTTGTTGATCATCATATAACCCAATGGAAGTTACATATGGTGAAAAATCTGATCCCGTTACAAAATCTTTATATGTGGCACTTCCTGAGTTTAATATATCATTATTCCCATATGATGTAAGAAGACTAGGGTTTAAAGAATAGTTTAATTCATTAGAACGAATAGTACATTTATATTGTGTTTCATATAATGTAATAGTGGATTCCCATTGGGGATTTTCCGCAGCTGGGGTGGCTGAATTTATAATTATCACCCCAGAATCATAAATAATATTTCCTGCTTGAGTGTTATCAGAAATAAATTTAATATTCCCTTGCCCATCATCATAATACTGATCATCTCTATAGCTCCCGGGTTTTACATAATTTCCAAATTGTTTAGAAGGTATGGATATTATAGAACCTATGGGAACGGTTGGAATGTTCCTTAAATCATCTATAGACTGAATATGGTTATCATAATTAGTAGTATAAAAAGGACCACTTATAGTACCATCAGGATTAAAACTAGCAGTTGCTGCATCTGAGACTTGCCCATTACTCCCCGAAATATAATTAGAATAATATAAATGTTTTATAGAAGAATAAACTAATTCTGCACTTGCTGTTCCAATCCCCCCTCCAGAATCAGGATAGGGAATATCCGTTCTAAAGGTAAATGTAGAAATACCATTACCATTAAATCCTGGAGCGGTACCATTATAAGAAAATGATTTATTAACCGTAAAGGGGGTTACGATTATATCATTGCTTGTAAATTTCTTGAACGTGCTCATTCATTAGAAGTCTAGCTTAACTCTGATGAGAGCTTCCTTGGTAAAATCTTTTTTCAAAGGTTTACTTAATTTTGCAACAGCAAGTAATTCGTTATTATCATTATACATGCCAATACTAGTAACAAAAGTTTGGGGTGAATTAACAAACTCAGTAAAAGTTAAATCCCCAACAGACCCAGAAGAAAAGGAAGGATTAGTAGAATAATTAAACTCACCATTTCTAGCTCTCACAAAAACATAATCTGAGGTGATAGTTTCTTGGGCATTAATTTGAAAACTTCCCCCTACTTTTATAGCATTAAAAATCACATCTTGATTTCTAGCATTAGTATTACCTCTTGTAGGTTCAATACTCATCCCACCATCAGATGATGCTAATTTAAGTGCACTAGCATTTAATATTAAAGCTCCAACATCAGGAAGAAATAAACCATAAGACCCTGAAGCAGTCATACCTGCGGCGACTTGGCTGGGAATAGAAGTATCTACAGCATTTCCACTAGAACCAGATACTAATTGAAATACTCTCCCAGCTTCATTAAACGTAATAGAACTAACATCTTTACTATTATCAGTTAATTTTAACTCAGCACTAGCATTCTGTAATGTTAAATTAAGAGACCCTGGGAAGAGATTTCCTTTATATCTGGCTCTTTCAAAAGAAATAGCGTAAATAGATCCTGTTATTGGAACAACTCCTCCAAATTCAAAACTTTTATTTTCATCTCCTAATACAATGTTTTGCCATTGACCATAAACTGTAGAAGTGGGGGATTTACCTCCAATATTAGCATCATATTGAGCTGAACCTGATCCTAATTCATCTCCATAAGCTAAACATAACTGAACTTCTGCCTCTGGGAGAGTGGATGCAGTTTGGAAAAGTGAAGTGTAATATTGACCTGAAGTCCCAGCTACTTGAGTAGAGGAAGATTCAAATGTTGTGAGTGTTGAATCTCCACCGGTCCATAAACCACTTACTACTGAATCAGCACTTATTAAAAAATCTTGTGGATCAAATCTTTTGAATGACATATTATATTATATTATTAAGTTGTAGTTTTAGTAACTGTTACTGGGATTGTTATTCTTGCTCCGCTATCTCTACCTATAATTGTTACAGTAGTAGACAATGAAGTATTGCTTCCAAATAGTGTATTAATTGTGGTAGCAGTTAAGTTAATAGTAGAACCAACAACAGTTTTAGATACATTAGTACCTAAAGTTTCAGTATTATTAAGATCCACAGTAGCATTATTAGTTATTCCAGTTCCAGTAAAAGTATTCATAGTTCTAACATCTGCAATGGTTGCAGTATATCCATTAGATTCAAATACTTGGTTAGCTCCTAAATAATTTAGAGTTTGAGGAGTAATTGCTAAAGAAGCCCCTTGTTTAAGGGCAATAGAAGCAAATCCAACATCTAATACCGGCATTTTTGCTGTACCCCTTGGTAGAGTGACTAATTTATATTTTAAATTTTGTGTCGTCTCAGGGAAAGCCTCTAATACAGGCATATTTTCTAAAGCTTGCCCATAAAAAGCACTTCCTGATGGGTGAGTGGGATTATATAAGGTATAATCTATTTCATCATCCCCCAAAGCAAATTGGGTAATTCTAAAAGATCCGTCCCCTCTTGCCAATAATTCTCTACCCTTATTAGTTAAAATAGCATCTACTGTTATTACTGAGTTATTTAAGTATCCCATTATTTATTTTTTAGTTATATGTAATAAATATATTAAAATTAATTTTTCAATATACCTTCTGACTTTAGTTTAATTAAGATATTATCTAGGTTTTTTTGTATATTATCTGAAGGATATTCTGGGAGGATTATCCCTGTAAAAGGATTTTCGGGGTCTCCTATTGTTACTTTTTTTTCAACATCTATTATTATATTTGATGCTAAAGAATTATCAATTGTATATAAAACAAAATTCTGTAAACTACTAGATAAAGGAGCTCTATCTAACTTAAGTTTTAATTCACCACTTCCTTCACTAGGATCTATTACTTCGTAAATAGTAAAAGTTTGATTAGGGTTATATTGAAATCTTATTCTATCTCCTGGGGTAACTACAAAAGGTAGAGCATTATCTCCAAATCCAAAATTTGTTTGTTGACCTGTAGGAACATATATATTATCCTCATAAAATTCTGAGAGTTTTACACTCGCTGTTATCCAGGGACTATCAGCACTAGCAGTACTCCAAAAATAAGGAGAATTATTTAAATCTGGGTTTTCTCCATCAAATTGGGCAAAATAATCATCTGGTAGAGGAGATTGGTTTTTCACTACAAAACTTCTGTTATAAACATCAGCATCTTGAGGTAAGGGGGATGAATCATTATGAAAGTGGTTAGTAGCCATTACCCACCTTATTTTTTTCCCATTCACCAGTCCTAAAAAGTTATTATCAACAGTAAAAATCTTACTAACTCCTATTCCATGGAATTGATCGCTACCATCATTATCTCTAACAGCCATTAATCCAAGGTTATCCTCAGAAGGAAAATCTATATATTTAGATAATGTGAACGCACCATCAGCTTTAAAAGTTTCCCACCCCTCATCATCATTTCCTATTTGAAGCCTAAATTCTACATATACCCAGTCATTACCATCATCATCCACATAATCACGGAGAAAAGAAAGGTCTTTCCCCCACCTCAGACTTACATTAAAATTTATTTGCAAAAATAATAACCCATCATCTATAGGATTTGCATTAGCTCCATAATGACCCACACTGCCTGTAAAAGCGGCTACTCCTCCATCAGGTTGAGCTATAGGATCAAATCCTTGCATAGCATAATAATGATCATAACTGTCAGGCTCCCACCCATCTAAATTATTCCCTAAATATTTAAACGCATCATTGTCTGAGGCCTCAGGAACACCATAAATTTGACCCCTCGCCATTGACCCATTCCATAAATCTAGAGCATCATATGACCCAGATGGTGGAGCTCCTATTGGTCTAAAAGAAAGTCGGTGTTCATATGTTCCTGAAGGGATTGAATTTTGGCTAAATAAATATGGAAGAGGTTGTCCTACAAATTTAATTTTATGTTGCCCTGCCAGAGCAGCATTTTCCGAGGTAGCTTGGTCCAATATAATTGTAACATTTTCCTCATTTTGAAAACTTTGCAAAATATTAAAAGCAGAAGGATTATCTTCTGAGGGTTTTTGGGTGTTACCTTGACCATCAACTATGTATGTAATTTTATAATTACTCTGATCAATCAACTCAGGGGTTGTTGAAGTTACAGTTTCAAATGTTAGAAAAAAATCTGTTTTTTGTTCTGCAACGCTTTTTCCTAAAGCATTTGTTATTTTAGGTGGTAAATAAGCCATTTTTTATATTTGATTAAACCCAGGAGATGTAACTTTAGTTCCACCATACCTGGAATTGTATATTCCTGTGGTAGTATAATCAGATGCTGGTACAGTGGCACGGGTAGCTAGATTAGCTGTTAAAGCACCTTGGTTATTGGGGGTAACAGCGTTTGACCCATAATCAGCATCCTGTAATTTTAGATTAGGTCTTGCTATGTCTATACTATTTTTATTAGGGATATTAGTAGTAGCTGTTAATTGTTTTTCTTTAATTAATTTAAATGTAAAATCTTTAGCTATTCTCATCCCAGGAATAACTTCTCCCATAACTGAAGCAAAGGGACCAATAGGAGGATAAAATGAAGAAGAATAAATATCTTGAAATTGTTTTAGAGATTTAAACGCCTCTATTGGATTAATAACATCAAATCCATAATAAGGAACCTGAAATTGAGGAACATCTCCAGCTGGGACATTGTCAAATATAGTACCATTGGCTAATATTAAAGGAATTGAAACTAAAGTTTCTAATGCCCCATCTTTACCTGCAGAACCAGCAAATGTAGTTTGTACTTGAAGATTAAAGATATCTCCATAATTAACAGATTGTAATAATGATTCTATCGATGTATTGGATTCAACTGGACCCTCATCTATAGAATAACTCCCACTAACTGGTATGAATATTTGAGTTAATCCTGCTAAAGCTTGACTTAAAACTGAACCAGAAGTAGTGGAGGGGGGTGTTGTTCCACCTCCATATATTGAAGAAGGACCTAAATATGGAATTTTTAAAGTAATAGTACCGGGAATTGCAAAAAAAGTGAGACCTGCTCCCACCCCCATCGCAGTCTTCTGGGCTATTGTATTTGGGTTTGTAGCAGGTGTATATGCTTGGAACTGATTACCAGGTACACTCTGTATGAACACCCCCGAACTATAATCGTCTCCAAGTAGATTATCTACATTCATGCTTTTTAATACACTAAAATAGGTTGGGTCTATCCTAGACCCAGTAAAAGTGAATTCAATAGAATTTCCTTCATAACTTTGAGTAGTTAAATTTCCATCGGTAGCTATAAATTCGGATCCACTATATTCTCCATTATAATATTGACGCCCATCAGTTATTTTGTTAATAACATTTCCACCTGCTGTAAAAATTGAATCCTCATATGACAATTGAATCTCCCCAGTTTCCTGAAAGTAGTTTCCTCTGTTTCCCATTATTAGATAAGAAGCAGGACTAATAATATATTCAAATAACTGTTTATCGTTATTAGTAATCGTAAATACACTACTATTAGGATTTGTAGGTCTAACGTGTCTGTAAGGAGCTACTTGGTTAGTTAATCCAAAATATACTTGAAATTTCTCATCTGGGTTTGTAAAATACACAGGAGGAAAATTTACTTGCCATGCTTTTGGTGTATTATTAAAAGCTGTATCAAAAGGGTTATTGGCTGATTTTCTGATTACTTCCCCCCTATGGGAAGAACTTATGATATACACATAAACATCACTAGGATTTCCTTGTAATGAAGTAAAAGTTGTTTGAAATGATATAGGAATATAGGGATACTCATCAGGGGTAACAGAACTATCTATACTAACTTCTCCTTCTGTTGATAAAGAAAATATTCCTGAAGAATCTATATAAGATGATGAGAGGTAATTATATAATTCATCTTCGGTTGTTTGGTACCCGTTAGAAAAAGAACTTGTACTTTGAACAAACCCTTCATAAACCTGTGTGGTTACAGGCTTCCCCATTGAGGTACCTCCTTCTACACTTTCTATAAGAGAAGAAGACATTATAACTTCTTCATTTACATAATCCCAACTTTGTTGTGATTTAATAGAACCACTATACTCATCTTGGTGAGAATATTCTACTTGAGTAGGACGTAGTCTATTTCTTTCTAACAAATGTTGTTTAATAACTACCCCAGTTGATAAACTTGATTTTGCAGGAACAAAATCTTTAATCATTTTGAAAAGTGAATTATCAAAATATTTTATAAGTCTAACATAATCAGTCCAATTATAATTTTTATAGTATTTTTCAAAGTAAGTATCTCGTAATTTATCTAAATCTCTATAGGAAGTAGCGGATGATGTCATATATCTAGGGTCTCCAATATATTCCCCTATATTAAAATAACCAAATGATGAATTAATATCATCATTGATTTCATTTTGTGGAGAAAATGCTACTTCAACATAATTTACATCCCGAGTATAACTTTCACTTTGAGGGTAATATTGTCTTATGCTAGTATAAGGAGTTAATACATCTCCTGAGGCTGTGTCGGATGTAATAAACCGAACTTTCTCAGAAATTCTGTTTTTAATTCCTACAGCTGGTTGGTCCTGGTAAATAAATTCTGTATTAGAATTAAATTTAATTCCACTTCCTACATAATAGTTACTATTATTTGTGTTAAATGAAGCTGTAGGATTAGATCCTGTAACTTTAGGATGTATTGATTCTAAAAGCCCAGTATTTGTGTTTAAATCACTTCCTAATGGAGCTCTGAATACTAAATCATTTGCTGATGAAGAATAATTTTCTCCTTCTATAGAATAGGGATTCATTACAAAATCATGGAATGGGGCTTCCCCTATAGGATCTTTATAATATCTAACTTCTTGATAAGATCCTGTAAATCCTATATAATCATCTCCACCAAGGGTTACAGCGGTACTTTGGGAAGTAGGAAAATAAACCCTATCAGCATTAGTCCAAGCATTAGTTGTAGTAGTAGAAGAAGTTTCTTGAGAAGCAGTAAAACCAATTTTAAACCCATCTTTTCCATCATAAATTTTATTAGCAACTCTTAATGCAAAAGTATAAGGTGAGTCATTTTTAGTTCGTTCAACTTGCACTCCCCACCAATTCCCATCATAAAAGGGAGCAGAGGAAGATGCTAATTTATCACCATTCATCCACAAAGCAATCTCAGCATATTCATTAGAAGATGATGGAATAGAACCTGAATATGATCCACTGGACATTCCTGATCCTGTATAAGCTAGAGTGATTCTATGATTATCTTCGTCCCCAAAAAGATCTTGGAGGTGGGTTAAAACCTCGTAAGTATTTGAGTTTGGAATGCTTTTGGGTTTAAACCTAAACGTAAGATCTTGTGGACGAGATGAAATACTCCCCCACCTTCCTACAGTACCTAAGAACCAAGAACTAGATATAATGTTATCTAAAGTATAAGATCCACTAACATAAGCGGAATAATTAAATACATTTTGTGTATAATCCCAATCATTAGTATTATCTTTATCTTTACCTCCAAATTCAGATATTCTTAAAATAGTATCAGGAATACCAAATAAACTTATAAGAGCTCTAACACCTTCAATTGTGCCTTTTTTCTTTAAAAGATAAGGCATATTATGATATATTCTTTTATATGTTTCTTTATTTACATCATTTAAAGGAATGGCTTCATTTGATGCTGTAACATATTCAAGTATTACTTCTGACCCTGTAGGAGGAAGTAAACTTCCTGAGGCATTTATACCTAAAAGTGAAGCATACAAATCATCCGAGGAAAAGTTATTTTCATATAATTTTATTCCAAAACTTTTTAACACATCCGATACAATATCTTTAGAAACTCCAAAGTTTAATCTATTATCAGCGTTATATTTATTAGTTATGTCCTCAGCATAAAAATATAATTGATCAAAATATTGACCCATCATCTCTATGAATAATTCATATGGAGCATTTACAGGATCATCTCTTAAATACTCAGGAATAGTATAAATAAGATTATCAGAATTTTCTTGATCATAAGCAGATGCTGAATTAATCATTCTGGTATACCAAGTATCTACTTCATTACTTCCTGTAGATTGTAAAATATAAGGTGGGGTTGAATTTAATTTAGGCCACCCAGTTCCGTCAGTTCCTTCTGAGGATGAGTTATAGTACATAAATGATTCAAACCCATCAAAACTTTTAATTATATCAGTTTTAATTTTTTCAAAATCCGCTAAACTAGAAGATATTTCTGGGGTGCCGGTTAGAGCATCAATATTTGATATATTGTTATTAGCGTTTTCTATTAATCCTACTTTATAATAAAAATTCCTTAATCTCTGTTCAGTAGATGAAAAATGTGCAAAGTTTTTAAATTTTACAGTATCAAGACCATAATCTATATTAACAGAAATTCCTTTTTGATCTAAAATATTTTGGAGTTGATTATAAGAAGAAGTAAGTTCTGTATTATCAAGTAAATCGTTTAAAGTTTGATAATTGGTAGCGTTACTAATTTCATCTTTAACTTCTATATTAAAATTTGGACCTTGGAGGAATAACCTATTATCAACGGTTATTTCTTCTGTTTCAAACTCTATTAAAAAAGTTTTTGGATCAGCTACCTCAGTACAAACCCAACAAGTATCATTAACTTCAAGATTAGCAGGTAAAGGGTTATATAATTTTATTAAAACTGTAAACTTATTTGGATCAGCATCATCTAAAATTAAATTATTAGCTACATACTGGTTATTTTCTCCAAAATTAAGAAGAAAATCTTCAAAATACTCAGAATTATTTCTTTCTGTGATGAAATCAGATACTAAAATATCTAACGTAGAATTATCTAATATATTACTAGATAATCTAATTTCAGTTCTACTTGGAGAAATTTCTTTAATAAAGAATCTACTGTCAAAAGAAGAACCTAACTTATTTCTAAAAAAGTTATAAACTGTTTGATAAGTACCTTGAGTATACCCTTTCTCTTTTAGATTTTGCTCTAAATTTAAAGAAATCTCAGTAGTAGTTTCCCCAGTAGAGGGGTCATCTCTAACTACAGTGAATTTCCCAAATTCAGGAGTATAAGAAATTAAATTATTACTTATGTCATAAACATAGTATTCTATAGTATCGGTAACAGGAGTAAATTCAGAATTTATAGGAAATTCTCCAATAAGATTCAAATCCTTCCCAGAATACTGTTTAGGGTCTAATTTTTGATTGCCAGTTTGTATTATTGTAGCCGTCATACTTATTGATTACTTAATTGATTTCTTAGGTCTAAAACTTCTTGCTCAGTGTCTAATAAATTCCTTCTTAAATTAGTTATTTCATCCAATAATGCTTGGATTTCTTCTGGGGTTTCTTCTGTAAATCCTATATACTCTGTACTTCTTCTGATTAAAAATTCATGACTATTAATCTCTCCCTCAGGAGGTATATCATAAAATAATTGATCGTAAAGTCTAAAAAACTGAGATACAGATACTGTTTCTTCTTCTGGGATAGGGGGAGGGGTTAGTTCTGTAAAAGAAGTATTAACTACATTAGTGTAATTACTTTTAACTAAAGCAGATTTACTTAAAGTCAAAGTATTAGCATTAGGTAAAGTAGATTTTACCTGTTCTTCTATTTCAGCAGAACTAGTACTAGGTACTCTAATATTTTTATACCCTCCTTCAGCCATTGATTATTTTAAAATAGTAGTTATCATCTAAAATTATAGTTTCACCATCAATATTAGTCTTTAAAAGAATTTGATAATATCTTTCGGGTTCTAAGCCATTCATATATAAAGTAAAGTAGCTACTTTGTTCATCAGCACTTATTTTAGTGTAAGTATCATCAAAATCAATTATAAATTCATTAGTATCTAAATCTTTAATTGCATAGTATGAAGCAGTTGGAAGATAGTAATTTGTAGTATACAAAGAAGAAGTCTGGAAGACACGGGTAGGGAACTGAGGTCGGCAATTAATTCGCATTTTTGTAACACTTCCCAATCTATAAGTGCTAGCATTATTATCAATAGAAGCTACTAATCTTGAAGTATCAATTATAGTATTAACAGAGGACCCAGTATCAAAAATATAATCATCCCATTTAAATTCTAATTGGGGTGGGTAAATAGTATGAGTATCGATAGAAAAGTATTTTACATTTGTAACGTAATTTAGATCGGCAATAAACTCATCTTCTTCACTTTGTTTAATTATAAACCCATCATTTATAAACCCATCTGAAGTTTCTCCTGTTGATTGACTGTTCCACGTAAGAACAGTATTAGTAACATCTATATTAATATCTTTATCACTAGCATAAGATAAAACTTGAGATTGGGTTACATTCAATCCTAAAGCAGATCCTGTATACCATGTACCTCCCCCAGAATTTGAGCCACTATAAGAGGCAGTAACATAGGGTTCAAAGGATGTGGGCCACCCTCCTGAACCTGAGCTTAGCCTGAATTTCCAGGAACATCCATTAGTAGTTTCGGGTTGATTAGCATATTTACCTGTTCCCATATTCCAAGATCCAGATATGGGATATACTTCTAAAGTAGTATCAGTATTCAACCCAGAAATATCAGCAATAAATAATTTTAAATTTGCTTGGAAAACTGAAGATGAAATTTTTCCTGAGTCTGCAATAAGATTATCTATTTCATTTTGAGAAAATTTAATTAAAGTTCTGCTTACCTCAGGAGTAGTAGTATTGTAAAATGTAGAAATTTCTAATATTTCATCTAACCCAGTATTTTTTACAGGATACTCAGAATATATTGTTGCGTCTTTTTCAGGGAAAATTTTATATACTGCCATAATCTTAGAAGTTTACTACTCTACCTTTAATATCAGTATTGGGATACTTTATTTCAAATATTGAAGGGTCAAGAGAGGGATAAATAATATTATTTTGGGTTGCACCTTCAATATCATAACCAAATCTAGAATAACTTCCATCATTTGTGGTTTTATTTATAATTTGTAAATTATTAACAGTTTGTACTCCTTCAACTTGATCTAGTAAAATAAATAGGTCTTTTAAATAAATAGGTTGTTTTAATTGCCAATTATTTATAGTGAAATAATTTCTAAGTTGTAAAATACAATTATTCAGCACTTGATTACTATTATAACTAGGAAGTGTTATAATATCAAAATTAACACCTATATTTATAATATAAGCATCTAAAATTCTAATAGAATCATTTATATTTCTATATTGAGCTAAATAAGTAGCTAAATTACGTTTAGTAGCTTCACTTGTAGGGGCTAAATTTCTATCATTATTATACCCTAAAACATACATGTCTAATATAGAAGGAACTTCTCCTGGGAGGAGGTTTTCTAGTTTTTGAGATTCAACACATATTTTAGCCAAAGTCCCATACTCAGGAGGAAGACTAAGAGCCCTTACTAAATAATCATCCCCAGTTACAGTTCGTAATTGGGATGAAAAAGCACCCAAAGCATTATTTTTAATTTCACTCACAGAATCTCCAGCTCCACCTCCAGTTGCAGCTCCTGGGTTGTTAACAGCTACGGAATCAAAGACATATGTAGCGGTTACATTGTCTATACTATTATTTACAAATTTAATATTTGATTTATTCGAAATTTGATTCAAAGTATTAGCGGGGACATTACTATTAGTTCCTCCCCCAGTTAAATATCTAACTGTTAAAGTTGTATTAGAAGGAGCAATTCCATAAGTTTTTGTAAATAAAAAGTTAGAAGGAGAAAATGCTGTTGTAAGTTTTTCTTGAGTTGTGGGAAGTCCTATACCTACATTGTTAGGATTAGGAATAATTTCTTCATCATTATTATTAGTATTAGTCCCGGCTCCAAATTGAAGTTGTAAAGTAGAAGAATCTAAAAAACGAGTAACAAATCTTCTAGGAACTTTTTTAAGTTTTAATAAATAAGGGGTTGTGCTTGAATCTGAGGCGTAATTAGAGTCGTTAAATGTAGTATTTTTAATAGAGTCAAAAATTGTTTCTTGGGCTAAATAAGGAACTTCATAATATTCATTATTATCACTGTCAAAAATATCTAATACTTTAATAATATTATTAGTATTAATTTCAACAGTTGGGAACTTTTCAGGATCAGTAAAATCAAAAGTAGTTGATTTTATGTTTCCTGAAATTGCTTTTCTTGTTTTCTTTAAAAGAAAATATTGTGGGGCATTACCTTTAATTTGATAAACAGAAACATCAGTAGGATCTAAAGAACTAGAGACACTAAAATCAACAGCATCTTGTATTAAAAATCCTTCACCCCCAGCAGACCTTATGGGAGTGTTAGCTAAAAATTGTACAGCATATGAGTAATCAGGATTTCCATCTGAAGTTGCTGGGACTTGTTGGAATATATCTATTTCTACAGTTGAAGCAGCTGTTGCTTTAGGGGTATACCCTAACATATAGGATAATGAATATAAATTATCAGTCTGTCGAGCGTATTGGATAAAATTTTCTTGAATTTGGTTATCCTGATAAAAAGATAATATATCTCCTACATAAGCTGCCATTTCCATAAACAACATCCCAGGAGAATTTTCTGTAAAATCGGAATAAACATTAGGAAAATAAGTTTTAGAAAAATTAATTAATGATGTTCTTAAATCATCAAAATCTCTATTGACATATTTAATGTCCCTATTTTGTTTATTTGTACTTGAATTATTATATGCCATTTTCAATATTGTCTGATGTTTCTACTCCAATTTCTATTGTCTCATTTTCAAGATTTAAAACGTCATAAGTTAGTATTATATTTACTAAATTTTGTTTTGGTTGAGAATTTATAATTAAAGATTTAATATTCACTAATGGGAAGGTTAACCCTATTTCAGATTCTAATCTAGACTGGAGAGCTATTAATGTTTCTTCAGTAATTTGTTCAAATAATAGGTTTCTCAAATTACCCCCATAAGTGGGATTTAATATTCTTTCTCCCTTATTAGTTAATAAATAATTAATTATATTTGATTTGGTTTGGGTTGCAGTATCAAAGGTTTGATTAAAAACAGATGGAGAAGAAAAAGGTACAGATACCCCAATAGCTTGGTTAGCATCTAAGTCTTCTACAAATTTGTTATTAATAATAATTGCCATTATCTTTTATTCATCAACCCCATAATTTGGTCCATAGATACATTCCCCTCAGGAAGTTTACCTTGGGGAGAAGTAGTATCTATATTCCCTGACATTTGTAAAGGTTTTTCTACATGTTGTGTATTAAAAGAAGACTGCATGTCTCCTAGTATATTTTGATAAGCTATTCTTCTTTCATTTGAACTCATAGAAGGTCCTTCTTTTACTTGCAATTGAGGTTGAAGGGATTCAACTACTTGTTGCTTAGGTGAACGAACTGCTTCAAGAAGTATATCTTTTAATTCTTCTTGAATTACTTCTCTAACTGCTTCTTTAATTAATTTTTTAAATCCTGCTTGTTTCATTGGTTATAAATATTGTATTAGTCTCCTCTTAAATTTTGGGATTCAATAATAAATTTTAACTGATCAATTAATACTTGGGGATCTGAGGCAAAAGATGAATCGCTTTTTAGGACGGGAACCCCTTGTATATTAACGGCTTGGGCAAATCTTTGGGGATATTTACTATTGCTTTTAGGGTCAAATTTAATTTCAAAAGTAAATCCTCTAAAAGTATTCCCAGAAGATACCTCATTAGGGCTTCCTAAATTATCATTAGCACCCCCAGGACCATTGTTTCCCAAATTATTTTGATTACTTATAGAAGATAATATATCCTGGATAGCATCCCCTCCGCCAGGCCCAGGGAATAAATTTTGGATGTCATTAGCTAAGGCATTAAGAGCTGCTTGTTCTCCACCTTCTAAATCCCCTGGGATTAATGCATTAGGATTTAATCCACCATCTTCATCAAATAATTGTTCTTCATCCTGACTTTTAGCACCTTGACCTTGCCCTTCACCAGCACCTTGATCTTCACCAGCACCTCCACCTACTTCAGATCTACCACCTAATTTTTTAGCATCTTCTAAAAAGGCTTTAGCGTCTTTTTTGTGTTTTTTCTTTCCTTTTTTTCTATTTAAATCACTAGCTCCTTGTACCTCAGATCCCCTTCTAGAAAATCCCTTAGAGGCTTCATCTGAAAGGGTGTTAAGTTCTTTGTTAATAGAATCAAAAGAAATATTAACTAATTGATTTTGGGCACATCCCTCAATTGCAGCATCTAAACGTTTTAGTAAATCTAATAAAGTTTGTAATAAAATACCAATTACTACTGCTATAACAATTAAAAAATTAACTCCAATTCCAATTTTATCTAATTCTCGTTTAATAAAAGAGACTACATCTGCTACTAAACCTGAGGGGGCGAATGGGGGTGTTGGGAGAAGAGTTGCTAATCTAAACCCAATTTTTAATCCTGTCACAATACCTCTAACAGTTTTTAATATTTTTTCAACAACTTTAACAACATTATATATATTATTAATTTGTTTAACTAATTTATTTCTTTTTTTAATAATTTTAGTTAGCTCGTCTGCTGAGGGGCAAAAATCA